TGACTTTAGCGAACGTGTACTAGCTCCTGCTGTCAATCGTTTAGCTGCTTATGTAGCTGCCGACTTGATGAACGTAGTTAATACTTCTGCTAACTTAGTTGCTAATTTAAGTGGTTCTGTATTAACAAGTCCACAATCTCAGCAATGGCTACAAGCTGGTGCAGCACTAGACCAAAACTTAGCACCAAGAATGGATCGTAAGATTATTCTTGATCCAGTTACTCAGTCTAGAACTATCAGCTCATTGGCTGGTTTGTTCAACCCACAAGTAAAGATTGCTGATCAGTATGAAACAGGCATTATCTCTCGTGATACTTTAGGCTTTGATTGGATGTACGATCAAACTACTTTAGTTCACACAGTAGGTTCATTTACTGCTGGTACTGTAAACGGTGGATCACAGACAGGTACTACTTTAACTGTTAATGCGATTACTGGTACATTCAATGCTGGTGACGTTATTACAATTGCTGGTGTATATGCGATTAACCGTTTAACTGGTTTATCACAAGGTACATTACGTCAGTTCGTTGTAACTGCTAACGTGGCTTCAGGTGCAACAAGTATTCCAATTTACCCAGCGATTACTCCAGCTCCTGCTGCGTTTAATACTGTAACTGCTTCTCCTGCTAACTCTGCTGTTATCAGCTTAGTAATGCCTGCTGGAACTCAGTATCGTCAGAACTTGGCATACTTCCCAGAAGCATTTACTTTAGCAACTGCTGACTTAGAAATGCCGACTGCTGGTGTGGTACAAGCTGCTCGTGCTAACTTTGATGGTATCTCATTGCGTATGATTGAAGCATATGACGTTATGTCAGATAGCTTGATCACTCGTATGGACATCCTCTACGGTTACGCAGCAATCAAACCTGAATGGGCTTGCGTAGTAGCTGACGTAGTTTAATTTGCGTTGTAGATGTATTGGTGGACTCTCTTAATTGGGAGTCCATTCTTTGATTAAGGACAGATATGAGCCAGCCATTGCCGACAACTCCTAGAGATATTGTTAATTTAGCACTAAAAACGGCAAACGTAGTAGGTGTTGGTCAGAGTGCCTTAGCTGAAGATATAAACGATTCTTTCAATATGCTAAATATGATGCTTGCTCAATGGCAACGCAGACGATATATGGTGTATAACTTAGAAACAATTGGTATACAAGCGACTGGTGCAGTATCTTATACCATTGGACTAAATCAGCAATTCAATATTACAAGACCTGTAAAGTTAGAGTCAGCGTTCTTTAGGATGCAAGGCGGTAGTACATTGCCTGTGGACTATCCATTACAAGTTTTAAGAGCACAAGAAGATTACAATCGAATCTCGATTAAGAATCTAAATGCGTTTCCTCAATATATTTATTATTCAACTGGATTCCCCATAGGTAACATCTTTGTATGGCCTGTACCAAATAATCAATATGAAATCTTTATAACCGTAATGGTTCAATTACAAGCATTTCAGAATTTAAGTCAAGAAATTGTATTGCCACCAGAATACTTGGATGCGATGCAATGGAATCTAGCTGACAGAATATTGACTATTTACGGTATGCCTGATAATCCTAAGATTACGAAGTATGCTGAATCAAGCATGAGAACAATACAAGAGGTAAATTCACAAATTCCATTGTTGCATATGCCTGTTGCTTTGCGTGGCAAGTCTGGTGCATACAATATTTACGGAGACTTCTACGTTGGAAGTGCTGGATAATGGCAAAAGCAGCTTTAACAATGGGTGCTTATCAAGCTAGAAGCGTAATTGCATCTGCACAACGATGCGTTAATCTTTACTTAGAAGCAAATCCTCAAGGTAGTGTATTTCCATTTACACACTATCCGACACCAGGCTTAACTTTACAAGGAAGTGTATCTGCATACTCATGGAGAGGAATGTATACGGCAAACAACAATAAGCTATATGGTGTGTGCGGTAATGTTGTCTATTACATTGATAGTTCTTATGTCTGTACGGTACTTGGATACATTACTTCTTATTCTGGCCCAGTATCTATGATTGATAATGGTACAGATATTATTCTTGTTGATGGTACATTAAACAATGGATGGACAATTAATTTAGCGACTAATGCGTTTGCAAAGATTAATCAACCTGGCTTTTATGGTGGCAATCAAGTAAATTATGTTGATGGATATTTTGTATTAAATCATATTGGCACAAGACAGTATTATATTTCTTTGCCTAATACAACGACATTCGATCCAATTGATTACGCATCAACGACTGGTTCTGCCGACTTATTAATTGGTATTGGTATTGCTAAACGCTATATTTATTTATTTTGTGAAAAAACGATTGAAGTTTGGTTTAATCAAGGTAATACAACTTTTCCATTTGGAAGATTGCCTGGTTCATTTATTCAATACGGATGTGCAGCAACCAACTCTATTACGATGATTGATGGAGACTTGTACTGGGTAGCTCAGTCTTTACAAGGTCAGGCTTACATCTGCAAAACAAATAACTTTAATGCTGCCATTGTTTCAACATTTGCCATTAACAACGAGCTTCAAGGATACAAAAACTTATCGGATGCCATTGGGTATTCTTATGAGTTAAATGGTCATTTCTTTTATGTTTTGACATTCCCAACGGACAATAAAACATGGGTATTTGATTTATCTAATAACCAATGGAATGAATGGAATTACATTGATAATGATGGTGCATTTAATCGTCATCGGAGTAATTGCTTTGCATTTGCTTACAATCAATTAGTTGTCGGTGACTGGGAAAACGGCAATATATACACGATTGATCAAGATAACTATACAGATAATGGGCAACCAATAACACGAGTGCGTAGTTTTTATCACATGGAAGATGATAATTCTAATCGTGTTCGTTATCGTGGCTTTATATCTGAAATGGAATCAGGTAACGGAGATAACAATCAACCTGTTAATGTTAGCTTGCAATGGTCAGATGATCGAGGAAAGACATATAGTAATCCAGTCATGCAAAGTTTAGGTCAAGAAGGTCAATATCTAACAAGTATGCAATGGAATCGTTTAGGTATGGCAAGAGATCGAGTATTTCAAATATTTTGGAGTTCCAATACAAAAACAGCTTTGTCTGGAGCTTTCATAGATGCTGTCTCTAATCGTGAATAATGTCTAATCTAGCAACAAACTTACCTGTACTAAGAACTCCATTCTTAGATGACAGATTACAGATAACTGTTCCCTGGCTTATGTTTTTGGTGCAATTGTACCAACGTACAGGTGGCGATCAAACTCCGCCATTAGATTTAACACAGATTCAGCAACAATATCTACAAACAGTTAATATTTTGTCGGCAAACGGATTTGCAGGCAATATTGTTTATACAACAAATAATGCAAATGTTACTTTATCGACAACGGTAACAGGTATTACTAAAGGCAATGGAACAGCTTTGTCTGCCGCCTTATCAGGAACAGATTATTCTTTGCCAGTCTTAGTAAGTTCTGCAAATGGCTTTGCTGGTACGGTAGTCAATGGCACAAGCAATGCGACTGTAACGATGAAAACAACAATTACAGGACTTTTAAAAGGTAATGGAACATCTATATCGGCTGCCGTATCAGGAACGGATTATGCTCCTGCTACAAGTGGCACAAGCATACTTTATGGTAATGGTGCTGGTGGATTCTCCAATGTCACGATAGGATCAGGAGTTTCATTTGTCGGTGGAACATTAAGTGCAACTGGTTCAGGTGGAACGGTAACATCGGTAACAGGCACAACTCCTATTGCATCAAGTGGCGGTACAACTCCAGCAATTAGCATTACACAAGCGACAACAAGCACAAATGGTTATTTAAGCTCTACCGATTGGAATACTTTTAACAATAAACAACCATCTGGTACTTATGTAACATCTGTTACAGCTACTTCACCTGTTTTATCATCTGGTGGAACTACACCTAATATCAGTATGGGTGCAGCGAGTTCATCGGCAAATGGTTATTTAACATCAACTGATTGGACAACTTTCAATAATAAAGGTAGTGGATCAGTTACTAGCGTAGCATTATCTTTGCCAACCATATTTTCTGTATCAGGTTCACCAGTTACAACAAGTGGAACTTTAACAGGAACTTTGACTACACAAACGGCAAATACTGTGTTTGCTGGGCCATCAACAGGTAGTGCAGCAATTCCGACATTTAGAGCTTTAGTTTCTGCTGACATTCCATCGTTGAACTATGTAACGTCTGTTTCAGGAACATCTCCTATTTCTGTAACGTCAGGATATACACCGACAGTTAGCATTACGCAATCTGGAACATCAAGTAATGGATATTTGTCTAGCACCGACTGGAACACATTTAATAACAAAGGTTCAGGAACTGTAACGTCTGTAGCTGCGACTGTACCTAGCTTTTTAAGTATTTCAGGTAGTCCAATTACTACAAGTGGAACTTTAGCAATTACTTATTCAGGAACGGCTTTGCCTGCTGTTAATGGTGGAACTGCCCAAATTTCTTACACAACTGGCGATATTTTGTATGCAAGTGCATCAAATACGCTATCTAAGCTCGCAATTGGTACAAATGGATACACTTTAACGATTGCAAGTGGAGTTCCAGCTTGGAAGCCACCTTATGTTAGAACATCATTTACGGCAACTGCTGGTCAAACATCATTTACGGCAACTTATAACGTAGGATATGTTCAAGTATTTGCAAACGGAGTCTTGTTAAATGGTGCAGATTATACGGCTTCAAGTGGAACGGCTGTAGTCTTGGCTGTAGCAGCAAACGCTGGGGATATTGTGGAGACTATTGCCTACAATGTCTAAAGAATTTATTACGTCAATTATGCAAAATGATCGAGTTTGGGATTCGGTCAGAGTTGATGGAGTCACTAAAGAACAATTTGGATATTGTGAATCGAGTGAATATTTTGTTAATGAGCATGGATTTGTGATGTTTAGGACAGTTACACCATCAATGATGGAGTTTCATGTTTGTATGTTGAAATGTCGAAATACTAAAGAATTTGTGGAAGAATGTATGGAAAAGATGAGAAATAAAGGCACAAATAAATTTCTTGCACCTATTGGTGATTGGAACAAAAGTGCATTAAAATTGGGTAAGCGATTAGGACTTATTGAAGAAGGCAGAATTGCCAATGCCTATATTAGAGATGGCAAATTTCATTCCATGATACTTATGGGGAGCAAATAATGAGTTTTATTACAAACGCACTTGGTGGGTTATTCGGAACTAAGCAACAAGCTGATTCTGCAACTTTAGCTTCACAGCAACAAGCAGATGCACAAAATCAAGCTGCTGCTGCCTTAACTTCTAAATTAGCTCCATATTCTGCCATTGGAACTTCTGTATTACCACAACTTTTAAAGTCACTAGGTTATCAAGGAACTTTTGATTCAAGTGGAAATGTAAGTGGAATATCAGGTGAAGGATTCAAATTTAATCCATTTTCATTTAATGCTTCGGATTTGCAAAACACACCAGGCTATCAATTTACTTTGCAACAAGGATTAAAAAATACTAATAATGCTTTATCCAGTCAAGGACTTTTAGGTAGTGGAGCACAAGCAAAAGCATTATCAGACTATACAACTGGATTAGCTCAGAATACATATAATCAACAATTACAAAATGCACTAGGTTTATATCAAACTAATTACAATTCTGCTCTAGGTCAATATACAACTAATGCAGGACAATTAGGAAATTTATTAAATCTTGGACAGAACGCTGCTGCTGGTACAGGTCAGGCACAATATAACTCTGCCGTTAATGCAGGAAACGCTTTAGCAGCAGGAACAACGGCTGCTGGTGGTCAAACTGCAAACACAATGAATTCATTATTTGGTTTAGCTGGACTTGCAAATCAAGGTGCTGCTACATATACACCTCAAGGTGGTTACAAGAGTGGCTTATCTAATATTTACAGTAGCATAATGGGATAAATTATGGACTTAGCTCAATCAACAAATGTAATACCCCAAAAGATGATAACTCCTGATTTTAGTGGATTAGCAAACAGTCTTAAAGGTGGTATGGATTTAGTTAAAGGTAGAGTTGAACTTGAAAAAACTACTCAATCTTTACTAGCAAATAAAGCTGTGTCACAAGCTATTAAACAAAATACAAATGAATCAGGTGATTTAGATATACCTAGCATTATTAGTCAATTGTCTAAAGACGAGAACGCATCTATTAATTTGCCTGAATTAGCTACTAAATTATTGCAATTAAAAGGTCAGCAATTTACGACTGATACTGCAAAACTTACTAATTTAGCAACAAAAAACACATTAGCTGGTCAAAGACTTGGGCCATTAGTAGCTCAAATTAATGATAATAAAAATATTAGTAGAGATCAGTTAATTAATGAATTTGCTCATATGGCACGAATTGGTGTATTTAGTCCACAGGAAGCAATGCAACATATGGGTATGTTACCTCCTAAGTCTAATGATCCAGAGCAAGAAAAGTTAAATATTCACAATTTTATTAAGAATGAACATTTAGCAACGATTAATAATGAACAGTTATTAGGTAAGTTATTGCCACAACAACAATATGTCGCTACTGGTGGCGGTACTCAAGTATTGAATACAAAC